CGCACCTATCACACTCTTAAATGCCGTTGGCGCAACTGGAGAATCTAAAGCTGTGCAAGTTGATGGTGGAGTTCCTGCATTCTTGCAAGTTTCAGGCATTACATCAGCTACTGTTGCATTGCAAGGTAGTCTAGATGGTACTAACTGGGCAACTATTGGTACTGCTTTGACTGCTAACGGCATTATTACAGTTGCCAATGCCCCAAAGTATTTACGGGCAAATTGCACAGTTTTTGTAACAGGCACAATCACAGCCAAAATCATGTACTAAGGAGAAACCCTATGAAGATGACTAAGCCACAGAAAAAAGTCAAGAAAGTCATGGGAGAGTACAAGGAAGGTACTTTGCATTCAGGTAAAGGCGGTAAGGTTGTGACCAATCCTAAACAGGCAGTTGCCATTGCTTTATCTGAAGCTGGTATGAGCAAGTCAAAGAAGAAGATGAAATGAAAACTGGCTTGTATTCCAATATTCACGCAAAACAGGCTCGCATAAAAGCAGGGTCTGGAGAGAAGATGAATAAGGTAGGGTCTAAAGCTGCACCTACTGCTGCTGACTTCAAGCAAGCGGCAAAGACTGCGAAGAAGCCTAAAAAGGTAAAGTAAATGAAATCTCCTACTTGGCAAACAAAAGCTGGTCAAAATCCAAAAGGCGGCTTGAATGCCAAGGGTAGATCATCTTATAATGCGGAAACTGGCGGTAATCTGAAGCCTCCAGTAAAGTCGGGGGATAACCCTCGCAGGGCAAGTTTCTTGGCTCGTATGGCTGGTAACAGCGGTGCAGAGTACAAGGATGGTGAACCAACAAGACTGCTTCTTTCGCTCAAGGCATGGGGTGCATCCTCAAAGGCTGACGCAAAGGCAAAAGCTAAAGCTATATCCGCAAGGAATAAGGCAAAAGCGAAATGAGAGCATTATCAGTTGGCGCAAATCTTACAGCAAACACGCTGACAACCCTCTATACAGTACCTACTGGTTACTATGCAAGGGTGGTATTGCTACGAGCAGTTAATACAGGTTCGCAAAAACATATTTCTTTTAGTTGGACAGATACCTCTGCGTCTGCTACATATTCTCTTGTATTTGAAACTGCTTTAACTACCAAAACCACACAAGATTGGGGAGGTGTATCTTATTTTGTGATGGAAGAAGGTGACATACTTAAAGCACAATCTGAGGCGGCATCTACATTTTCAGTAGTAGTTACCATTGAAGAAGAAGGATTGACTAGAACATGACCTACCTTGAATTAATTAATGATGTACTCGTAAGGTTGCGTGAGACAACTGTTTCCACCCCAACTGAAACAATTTATTCAACTCTGATTGGCAAGTTTATCAATGATGCAAAGCGTCAGATTGAAGATGCTTTTAGTTGGAACGTATTGGGTCAAACTATTACAGTCAGTACTGCGGCATCTACAGCATCTTATTCTTTAACAGGTGCTGGACAGAAGTTTCAAGTAATGGATGTAATCAACACCACAAGCAATGTTGGCCTCACAAACATCAGTTTTGTGGATATGAACCGCAAACTAAATTTCACTCCACTTGTTAATTCAGTCCCTACTGAATTTGCTTTTGATGGGGTTGATGCCTCATACGACACCAAGGTAAATCTTTACCCAATTCCTGATGGCGTATACACAATCAAGTTTGCTTTGACAGTTCCACAAGCAACACTATCATCTGGTTCAACAATTGTAATGGTGAGTGATGTTTTAGTGGCTCAGAATGCTTATGCTAGGGCATTGGTAGAACGTGGTGAAGATGGCGGTCTGTCTTCATCTGAAGCATATTTGTTGTACAAAGCTATGTTGTCTGACCAAATTGCTTTGGAAGGTACTCGCTACCCTGAAAATCAGGAGTTTGTTGCGATATGAGCCAAACAATTCAAACATACAGCATTTCAGCCCCCGGCTTTTATGGGTTGAATACTCAAGATTCGCCTCTTGATTTGAATGCTGGCTTTGCTTTGGTTGCGACAAACTGCATCATTGACCAGTATGGTCGTATTGGTTCACGCAAAGGTTGGTCAAGAGTCAATTCTTCTTCTGGAAATCTTGGCGCAAATGATGTAAAAGTCATCCATGAGTTAGTTCAGGCTGATGGGACTTTGACTATTTTATTTGCTGGCAATAACAAATTATTCAAACTTGACGGCTCTAATGCTGTTGTTGAGTTAACTTATGGTGGCGGTGGTACTGCGCCAACAATCACTGCAAGCAATTGGCAATGTGCTTCTTTGAATTCAATAACTTATTTCTTCCAAGTAGGTTATGACCCTCTTATTTATGATCCTGCGGTAAGTACGACTACATTCCGTAGAGTTAGCGAAAAAACTGGTTATGTAGCAACAGTTCCAAACGGAAACATTGTTATCTCTGCTTTTGGTAGATTGTGGGCTGCAAGCACTTCTACTAACACTTCAACTGTTTATTTTTCTGACTTGATTGCTGGTCATGTTTGGTCAACAGGTACGTCAGGGTCTTTGAATGTAGATCGTGTTTGGGTCAATGGTGCTGATGAGATTACAGGACTTGCTGCACATAATGGCTTTTTGTTTATCTTTGGTAAGCGTCAGATTCTGATTTATCAAGGTGCAACTACACCATCTTCAATGTCATTGAGTGACACTGTTGAGGGTATTGGTTGTATTGCTAGGGATAGCATCCAAACAACCAGCACTGATGTTCTGTTCTTGTCTAATTCTGGTGTTAGATCATTAATGAGAACGGTGTTAGAAAAATCTGCACCAGAACGAGACTTGTCTAAGAATATTCGCAATGACTTAATGGGTACTGTAGCTGGTGAGACACTGGCAAACATCAAGTCTATTTATTCTGAAAGAGAAGCGTTTTACCTGTTGGTGACTCCTAGCATTGACACTACTTGGTGTTTTGATACTAAGGCATACCTACCTGATGGTTCTGCAAGGGTTACTACATGGGACTCAATTACACCAAAATCGTTTTTATTCCGTAGGAATGGTACGCTTTACATAGGGCAAAACGGTTATGTCGGTCTGTATGGAACATATCAAGATTATGCAACTTCTTATAGGATGTTGTACTACACCAACCATGCTGATCTTGGTGACCAGAATGTAACTTCTATTTTAAAGAAACTGTCTATTGTTGTTATTGGTGGAACAAATCAAGACGTTACATTTAAGTGGGGATTTGATTTCAAAACAAATTATTTGTCTGACAATGCAACTATTCCAGAGCAAGGTGTTTACTATTATGGAGTTGCGGAGTATGGTGCAAATGCAACAGTTATTGCGTATTATTCTGCTGGTGTTGCATTACAGACATTGAAAGTTGCGGCATCTGGATCGGGCAAAGTTGTACAAACAGGTTATGAATCTGATATTAATGGAACTCCATTGTCAATTCAAAAGATTGAAATTCAAGCTAAAAATGGCAAGATGAGCTAAAGGAAAGAAATGACTGATTACACTAAATCAACCAACTTTGCAACCAAAGATGCTTTGGCTTCTGGTAATGCTTTAAAGATTGTTAAAGGCACTGAGATTGATACTGAATTCAATAACATTGCTACTGCTGTTTCAACTAAAGCAGATTTGGCTAGTCCTACCTTTACAGGTACGCCTACATTGCCTACGGGAAGTATTGGTGTCACTCAGTCTTCTAGTAACAGTTCGACTGCTCTTGCCACAACTGCATTTGTTCAAGCCGCACTTCAAATCTTGTATCCTGTTGGAACAATTTATACCAATGCAACAAGTTCAACTAATCCTGCAACATTGTTAGGATTTGGTACATGGACTGCCTTTGGTGCTGGTCGTGTAATGGTTGGCTTTAATTCAGCAAATGCACTGTTTGATACTGCCGAAGAAACTGGTGGTAGTGCGGATGCAATTACTGTAAGCCACACTCATACTGTAACTGCACTAACTGTTTCAACTACTACAGCTTTGTCTGGAAATATTGGAATTAAAGCTACGGGTGCTTCAGGTGGAACAACTGGTGTTTTTACTGCTACTGGCGATGGTGTTAGTTACGCTTCAGGTGGTTTTTACGGCGTAAATAAAGTAAGTATGGATGCAAACCACAACCACTCAATTTCAGGTTCTACTGATTCAACAGGTTCAAGTGGAACAAATGCTAACTATCAGCCGTATATTACTGTTTATATGTGGAAGCGTACAGCATGAACCAACTTGCAGTTATTAATGAAGTTCAGGATGTTTCTGACAATAAAGATGTATCCATTAAAAATGGTGAATTAATTATTGATTTTGTTGCGTCTAGTAATGTTGTTGAGTTAAAACAAGATAAAAATTCATTTGAAAAAGTTAAGTTTCGTGAAAATGTGTTGAAACTTGAAAATGATTTTGTGAACATGATTAAAGATGGCGTTATAGATTCAACGCTAGAAGATTGCATATTGACACATCATTTTTCTCCTGTGGATGAAAAGTATGGATGCGGAACGTATGCTAGAGAAATGTTCATTCCAAAAGACACATTGATTATTGGAAAGATACACAGACATCAGCATCTAAACTTTATTATGAAAGGTAAGGTTTCAGTTGCAACTGAGTTTGGTAAAAAGTATTTTGAAGCACCATGTATTTTTGTATCTGAAGTTGGTCTTAAACGTGCTGTTTATGCAGAAGAAGACACAATTTGGGTGACTGTTCATATGACAGAGCATTCTGGAGAGGAAAACCTTTCTAAGATTGAAGAAGAAGT